GTGTAGCCTAATTCTTTAAGACGGTCACGCACATCCCATGGCTCCATGTTTAATACTTGGGCCAATTTATCTTGATTAGCATCTAATGATTCGTGGTGGATAGCTAAAAAAGCATCTACTTGAGTTTCTAGTTCTTTGTCTTTAATAGTTTCTTTAGCTATTGCTATTAAATCTTTTGACTCTAATTCTTCGTAAAGTTCATCTACTGTTAATTGTTTAATTAGTTTTGCTAAAACTGGTTGAATTGATCCTTCGTTTGCTGGTTGCATTATTCCAGCTTCTGTTGAGGCTACTGTTGATTTTGCCATATGTTCTCCTTAGTTAAATTAAAAGAGGTAGAAGTAATTAAACTCCTACCCCTTATGCGTAACGGAAGTTCTATTAAGAAATAGAAGCTTGAGTTACAACATTTATGACCCATGTTGAGTTCAAGACAACGCTTGCGAACTGACCTGCCCATGAAATTACATGGAATCGTTCTGCAGGGTTGTTTGAATCTGCACCAGTGACAATGTAGAGCTTAGGAGCATCTAGTTGGTTGTCGTATACACCAAATGCTTCTCGTCCGTGGATGTAATTGTCATAAGTTACTGGAGTACCAGCGGTTGTGTAACCTTGGTTAGTAACTAAGAAACGTACACCGTAAAGTGCACCAATTTCACCAGCGTATAGAGCCTGAACATTTGAGTATGCAGCCGCATTTTGCCATGTGGATGTTAGGATTAAGTCATATTCGGTCTGTGGTTGAATCTTACCGATCCAGCCAAAAGTTCCGTCATACATTAAAGCCTTGTTCTCTTTAAGTGTTGCAACAGCCTGTGCTACGTTAGCAGCAGTTAGGTTGGCACCAGTTGTAAGAGCAGTTGCACCACTGTGCAAAGCGTTACGTACTAGAGCATCCAATGATTCACCCATATTCTGGGCTACAACATCGATTTTCTCTTTGTCTCGGTCATCAATGTCTACTGTACCCAATAGGCGAGAAACCTGTACTGAGTTTCCGTATTCAGCCAAAGTTACTGTAACTTGGTCGTCTACGAGTGAAACAAAGCTAGGGTTGTTACCTTCAGTTGATAGAGCTGTAGTAGCTAGAGCTAGTGGGCGGAATCTGTTAAAGATTACTTGCTTTCCAGCGTTGCCTTCTAAGGCTCTTAACTGAGCACCTTCTTGGTGTACGAGCATAGCACGTGCTCTTTCTAGGAAACGTCGTTCGTAGTAAACTGCGACTTCGTTTGATAGTGAGCTAGTAGTATTTAATACTGCCATTGATTTATACCTTTATTTTTAACGAACTCTCTTTGAAGCGAAGTATTGTTCCATCTCCTTGGAAGACATTGATTCAAACGGTTTCTGGCTCTTTGCAGGGCTAGAAGTTGGTTTGTTCGCTGCTTTTCCTTTTGATGATACCTCTTGATTGCTCGATGGTTTACCCGTTGTATTTGACATTGAGTCCAATACTCGTGTTAAAGGCTGTAGGAATTTTGTAAAGCTATACGTAGGGTCTTTAGCGTACACATCACCGTAAGATTCGGTAATGTCATGAACTAAGTCCTCATCGTAATCTTCGCTATTTGGATTAAGTACAGAATACTTGGATTCTGCTTTTTCAATTTCAACTGCACGCTTATCAGCAGATTGCTGTCGTGTAAAATTAGATTCCAAAACCTTTGCGGTTGTTTGCATTTTCAGATCTACTATCTGAGATGCTGCGTTGATTATGTCCTGCTTGATTTGGTCAGGAGTAATCTCGCTCATCTGAGAATAGTCAGGTAACTGAACACTTGATGGACTAACTTGGTTGTTTGAAAGCTCTTGTGTAAGAGTAGATGGTTGCTGCAAAGCTCCCTCTAATTCCTTAATCCTAGTTGTTAATTCACTTATTCGCCTCTCTGCACGAGAAGGTCGTTGTCGTACCCCATCACTACCTTCGGCACCGTTACTCTCATCACTAGAGTCGGAATTACCCTTCGCCTCAACAATACCGTTATCGACATTGGCGTTAGTTGGTTGTAGTGCCTCGGCACCTGCGTTTGAACTTACATCTGATGACGAATCAGTTGCTCCACCTGCAGTGGTGGTGTTTTGCGTCGTTTCTGAATCAGCCATGGCTGCTCCTTTCTATACACACTTGTTAAAGGTTCGTGCGTCACCTGGGGGTGATGTCCCCCAACGCCTGCCCATCTATTTTGGGTGAACAGGAGTTGAATGGCATCATCTATCTTTAATTATCGGCTCTCCGTTCTGCTCAACACCGACCAACATTTTTTCGGTACCAATAAAAGCAATCGTATGCTGATGGTCACAACTTCTACAAATAATAAAAGGACCTTGTTGTATAGGTGAATGATAAACTCCAGATTTAGCTTTAGCCTGAAGGTCTTGATTAACTTTTGTAAAATCGGGAAATTGGGCTGCTTGGGCATTCTTGATTTCATCAATAAAGTCCTTATTTTCTTCTTCCATCTTTAATCTTTTCCTCTACTTGAGCGACTGCTGTTTCGACAGTTAAAATAATTTTCTCAAGTTCATCGGCTACTGCATTGGTAGTGATTGTTAATCTTCCTATCTCTTCTATTGATTTAGTAGGAATAGCTTGCTGTAATACCTTTCCTGAACGGTAAGACTTAATTGTTGCGTCAAAATCTTTCTTGATTAGTACCCAACCTGGGTGATCATTAAGTGAAGCATAGGTCTCTATTATTAAATCTTCTTCTTTTTCAAACTCCTGCTCTTCTTCTAGTACTGGTTCTTGTAAAAGGGTTTCATCGAACGAGACTTTCATGTTACCCCGTATTGCTGATTGTCCTCTGTTCATTGTCCTAGTCCTGCGTTAGCTTTAATTTGTGCAATTGCTTGTGCAATGTCAGGAGAACCCATACCTATTGGTCCCTGACCCATTCCTTGGGCTTCTGGAGGCATTTGTTGGCCTTGACCCATACTCTGTGGCATTTGGCTCATATCTTGTGGTGCAGCGGCTGCAGGATTGACTGGAGCTTGTTGTTGAGGGGGCATACCGCCCTTAGCTTGCATAATTTGAATCTTGCTTTGGGTTTCTAGGTCTTTTTCTTGCTGTAGGTTTTGCATAAAAGCTTGTGGGTCTATTTGAATACCAGCTTGTTGGGCCATTTGTGCAGCACCTTCTGGTGGTAGGTCTTTAATGTTGATGGTTTCACGTAGCATTTCTTGAGGACCTTGCTTTTGACCAGGCATACCCTGACCAGGTTGGCCTTGTCCTGGTTGTCCAGGTTGCTGTTGAATTGGTTTAAGCAAAGATTTAACGTCTCGTATGCCACCAGTTTCAAATAATTCTCTGTAATACTGGCCGTAATCAAATTGTAAGCCAGATTGCTGTAGTTGAGCATCCATTACGCCTGGTTGTGCCATCATCGTGCCATGAATTTCTAGTAATTGTTGGTGTAATTCCTCTTGTTCTTGTTTGTAAGTGGATTTAGCTTTAATTTTGAACACATAACCCTTGTCGTTTTTGATTCTAGATGGTTTAATGGTGATTTTTACTCGATCGCCACTCTTAGAAATCTTAACTGAGTCTTTAATGTCTGGATATGACTGAGCTATTTGCTGTATTTCTTCTCCATATAGGTAAAGTTCGATAGGGTGTTCATGTTCAACGTCATTTATGAGATTAATCATGCCATTAAATAATTCTTCAATAGCTTTGTCCATAAATTTAGTGTCAATGTCATCACGTGTAGACTGACTTGCGTTCTGAGATTTAATAGCTTGTGGAGTTTTACCTTCAGTTGGAGTATTTGATTCACCACTAGCTCTCGTTGTAGTCTGTCCCGTTATGTTACTCATTATGCCCTGAAGCATTTGGAATGTTAAATTGTTGTTTCCATCTACATCTGGGAACTGGTGGTGACTTATATCGTTAGGGTTAGAAACTAACCATTTAGCTCCAGGCTGGAATCTAACAGTTGGCATTACTACGTTGCCATTAAGTACTTTAATTGGTGGGTAAGTTCGTAGTTTAAGTCCATCAACCAGTAAGTTTGTAACAGTATCAATAGCGTATTGTGCGTATCGTCCCTTTTCCATATCACCAAGTCCAATAACTGAATCTAATGTAGGCATAGCATACTTGAGTACTACAGGAATCTTTCCGTTTTTGTGTGGGTTAGGAATGTTACGAATAACTACGTTACCAAAGTCAGGAAGGAAATCTATCCATCGTCCTTCAGAACCTGATTCGTATTTAGTGACTACTTCAATTTCACCCGTGTCTGTAAATACTGCTCGTCTTCGGTATTGGAACATAGGGTTGTGTCGTAGGTAATCATTGTAGCTTGTAGGTCGTGTGCCACCTTGTTTAGTCTTTTCAAGAACTTGGGCGATTGCATCTAGGTCGTAATCAGTAACGTTTTCTTCTACTAACTCTTCTAAGTATTCACGTGAAATGTAGTTTGAAATAAATACAAAATCACAGTTGTGCATTGAGTATCGTCCCTGCTGTGGGAAGAAGTTTCTAATAGGTACTAGCCAACAATCTGGTCCAGTATAGTTTTGAGTATAAGTCCAGTCGTAGCACATAGGCATAGTTCCATAAACGTTGGAATACATATCCCACATAAATAACTTAGTCTCAAGATCATATTGGTAGGCAGCGTTTGGGTAAATGTACTTCTCAAGGATTAAGTCCATAAGTTGTCCTTTACCTTGGTCCTGTAAACCCAGCGAACGAACTGTACCCTTAGGCAAGTTTGACATTACACGACCAGCACGCTCAATAACAATAGTTGAAAGAGAACCTTCGCTTAATCGAACTTTGGCATTGTCAGGGGTTCTGCCTTGGACAAACAGTAAATCTTCGTACTCATCCCAGTCGAGGGCCATGTAACGAAGAGCGTTTTGTGCAGTTTGGAATTGAGATGCAAGCATCCCACGAAGTTGAGGGTCTCCGCCAGTAGTCTGATCGGCTTCCTCGGCGGCTTGAATGCGGGTATCGTAATCTTTACCCTTTTCATCTTTTACTTCATTTAGTAGACTAGGTTGTTTTTTATCCAAAACAGAAACTCCCATTAATTAAGGAGTACCTGCTTTACCTAGGCTCAGTACTTAACGAACATTATATCAGCTTGTTGCCGTATTCGTCAATTAAAATGTGTGAGATGTGTCCCTTGTCGTAGGTAATAGTCCACGTTCTTGCCCCTGTAAAAATAGACTTCTCAGTGTTTTCCATTTCTTGTGCAACTGACATCTTGGCTATCTCGTCACTTGGGAATTTACGCTTCATTGATTTGCTTAACACTAGAACTGCGGGAACAGAGTTCATGTATTTAATTTCTAGCAATGAATGACCAAACTCTACTTGCTCCCCATGGTCTAAGATTTCTTTTCCTAAATCTGCCCACTCGTGCCAGAACTTTTCAATTCTTTGCATTTCTTTCAGCCCTCCGTTGGTTGTCATCTAATGAACGATTCATTCCTTGCAGATCACGGTATAGCTTTAAAACCTGATGTCTATGTTCTTGTTTGTCTTTACTACGGTAGACATTAATTGCCATACCGAATGTTCCTACTCTCATACCAACAGTACCATCTGCTGTTAGAGAAATGTTTTCAGCTTTAGGACAAAGCTCTTGTATCTCTTCTAAAGTCATAACCCTCCTTACCTTAAAAACCCATTTTTATCGAAACCTAAGTCATCGCTCTGTGTAAATCTTGTGGTGTCTTCTCGTGGCTTCATTTCAAAACCTGCTCGAGCGTATTCAGGTATGTCATCATACACGGCGTAGTTATTGCTTATTTGGTTCTGTTTGACAGATACTGCAAGATAGCGGAAAGCGTCAGCCCCGTTAGAAGACCAATCATGAAGTGGTTTATTATCGTATACACGTGTTTCCTCGTTGTACTTTCTATGGTAATTCTTTAAGCAAGCTATACCTATTTCGCAGTTCTTCTTGTCGAAGTAACATCTTTGAAGCAGGATACGTGTTGCGTTGATACCATCTTCTATTTTTAATTTAGGAGCTACTCGGAAGTTTATTCCCAAGTTCCTAGCTGTTTCAACTCTTGATAGTCCACTACCAAACTCTCGTACCTTAATGTCGTGTGGAGCAAAATGTTCTCCGTAGACGTAGGGTTTGTTTTGTAAGACTTTAATGTAATGGTCTAAGCCTTTACCGTTGCCTTCGTAATAATCTATGAGATTAACTTTATCATTAATAAACTGAGCAAACCAAATTCCAGTAGCATCACCAACACCAAGATCCCAATAAGTATGTACAGGATGTTCCTGCCTATAAGGAACAGCCGTAACCCTATCGGTTTCTTCTGCCAGTGCAATGAGATCTCCGTAGTAGCTTCCTTGTATTGGCTCATCAAACGAGCACATAAACTCTTGATTGAATAATCTTTCATCCCCATATAGCCCCTTGTATTCCTCTCTAATCTCATCGAGTTCTTTCTCAGAGAATTGTTTAGCGTCCCTTGCTGTTAAATAACTTACGAACCACCCACTTTTTACGCCCTGTTGGTAAAGAGTTCTTGCATGGTTATCTCCACGGGGAGTGAAGTTAAACCACATAAATCCTTTGTTCTCTCTAACGATAGGAAGTAGGTAACCAATAATGTTGGGACTCATAAGTGAATACTCGGAGAAGACAATGCCAGCAGGGTTTGTTCCGACAATGCGGTCGATGTCACTTGCTCCGATAATCTGGAAGATTGAACCATTGTAAAGCTCTATAAGCATTTGTTGTTGGTCAGTTCTTTTTCTAATTTCAGGAGGTATGTGATCCATAGTCTTAAATCCATTAGAGTCAATGTTATCCCACAAAGCTTTACGTCCTTGGTTAAACTCAGGAAACACATAATAGTAATTGGCTACACGTTTAAGCATTTGAAGAAGCAGTGCGTTTACCATAGTCTTGTCTTTACCATGTCTTCGTGGCCAAACAATAATAGCTCTGTCTGCTGGTTTGTCTTGTATAGCTAACCAGAAATCCTTTTGATAGTCTCTAGCTTTGTAGTTGTAAGGGATAGTTAGGTCCTTCATTATTCCCTTTCTTGTGTTTTTTTACACAGTTCATTAAATGTGGATTATAAACAGTCTTGCAAATAGGGCATTGCCATCCTAAGTAAAGTTTATTGAAGTCATTTTCATCCTCACCATAGTCTCTAAAGATCTCAGCTAAGTCATCAAACAAACTCATTTCTTACACCTCACACAATAAGATTGATAACTTAATCTATGCAGACAACATTTCTTTAGTTTTAACATCCAAACTTACACAAGCCTTTCGCATAGCCGTGACTACAAGTTTTAATTCGCTTGGCAGCAAGAATCGAAGTTAAGTCTAATTGTTTACGTGGATTGTTTGAACTGCGTTCATCTACATGTATTGCTAGAGGTTGGGGAATAGGCTCAGTTGTATTAATCTTTTGTTCTTCATAAGGATCCTTGTTTAAGTCTTCATTGTTTGAGCTTCGCTCATTAAGTTTCTTAGATAACCAAGCTGCTTTATTTTCTAAAGCTACCCACTTAGCTAAGTCTTTATCTCTAATGTATACGGTCTTCTGTGGCATCCTCACCCCTATAGATTGCGTCAGCAATCGACGTTAT